TGTGACAAAACTTTTCCAGAATTCCAAGTACCCCAATAACCTTCTTCACCAGCAGCTACTTTTTGAGAATAGCCAACTCTATTTAACGGAGAAAGTTGCTCTACACCATTCTCATCTATATAAGTTTTTTGACGAATTGTCGTAGCAAAAGGATTTGTAGGGTCATCGGTTTCATACTTCTTAAAAGCTCCTTCTTTACCTTTTACAGAAGACTTATTAGAATTGTAAATTACATCTACTCCAGGAGGAAACTTATCATCATCTGCATAAATTGCCATACCCTTCATATAATATTTGTCGTCTACAGCAATACGAACTTGCGCGTAACGTTTATCTTCTAAAGAAAGATCCTTAACTCCTCTTCGAAGTTGAACAACGCCGTCCATATCTGCGCCACCATCTTCTGCAAAACGCACCATAACTCTTGAAGAATCTAAACTTTTAACAGGTTTAAGACTCATAAAAGTTGAACCGCCGTCCTCAGTCCAATCAGAAATTGTTCGAATCTGATCGCGATTATCTAAAAGTTCTTTATAAGAAACATCATTCTTTGTCAAAATTTTCATTCTAGTTGATTTACCGGTTCCAACTTGTTCAACATCTATGTAACTAATTTTATATTCTCCAGAATCAATTAATTGTCGAACTGCAGCATCAAATTTAGTTCTCTTAATTCCTAAATCATATTCAACACCAGCACCAATGTCTAAATATGGTTTATCGGCTACTTGTTTTTTTAACATTTCAGAAGTTGCTTGCAAAACTTTTGTGCGTTCCTGTGTAATCGGATTTAATAAACTTCGAATTGTTGACTCCGGAGTATCTAAAAGTCTTGCGATTTCAGCATCAGAAGTTCCTTTTAATTTTAAAGAATTTACACGGGTTATTAAAGCCATACGTTCTTGAGACTTTTCATTAGAAATTCTTTCTCGTAACTCCTTAATTTTATAACCAAAAGCGTCTGCAATTTCTTTTTCAGACATTCCTTCTTTTTTCATTCTTAAAACTGTTGCTCGAATATTTCCACTTTGGAAAGGACGCTCACCTGAACCCCAAGGATAACGCCCGGAGTCATGAGCTGTTCCTATATGAATCAGGTAAGCCATTTTTATTCCCCCTGTTTTAGCTTTTCAATTTTTTTATCAAAATCTACAATTCGTTCGATAATAAAATTTATTTCTTCTGGACTAGGAGAATGCACCAAAACCTCATTTAATTGATAAAGACGTAATTCCATATTTATATCATGAGGATTATATTGATATTCAAGACAAAATAACGCTGCATAAATTTCTAATTGTTTAATTGATGCGGGTGCAGTTCCAGTTTTTAAATCATGGATCCTTAACATTCCTTCTCTAAAACAAATAGCATCAGCAGTACCAAAACAATTCTCAGAAAAATATAAAACTTGTTCTGTTCTCATACGATAACCAATTGCGTCATTAACATACGCATTTAATGTTTTAGAATTCTTAGGAAGCCTTATTCCTAAATTAATTGCTTTAGATGCGAAATCGTGTAATTCGGTCCCTTTTTGGGAGGCCATCCATTTAGACCAAACACTTACCAATTTCTCATCATCATAATTTACCCAATGATATTTTGAAGCACTTAAAAATGCGTGCTGCCCATCAAGATTTGAATATGTGTTCCATTTCACTTAAAATCTCCTCCATAGTTTCAGGTGT